TTTAATTCAGTTGTAGCAGAACCAGCCATTACTTCTTCTTATGCAAACAGGATAAAGCAGACATTTCCATGATCTGTATGCCTTCAAAAAGAAGACGTTCATCCTTTACTTCATATAGTTTACAGAGATATGGAAGAGATGAATAATTTAATCCTGTTAATCCACTCATACTTACATTCCATTGCGTCGATAAACGAATAAACATCAACACGGTTTCCCAATTCTCTTCCCATACCTCAAAATCAACAGGCTTACTTCTTGCCTTGGCTGCTGCTAACTGTTCTGGTGTCGCACCAAATGCTTCTAATGCTTCTAAGCCTTCATCTACAACACCACCGTCAGCCCAATGTTCAGCAGCCTCTTTTAGTTTTTTTCAGCACCTCCTGTTACCAATTTCCCATACGCTTCAATCACTGATTTCATTACAGTGAAATCATCAAGTAATGCTTTTTTACTTGTCTTGTTAAAGGGAAGATCCTCGCCATCTTCCCCGTTTATTCCTTCCCATCCCAATAAGATCGCATCTCCTAATGCTTCATCTCCTTCTTCTACTAACTTGTTAAATTCATCCCTCCCTAACTCTTTGAAAATTGCTGTAAATGTATGTTTCTTGAATTTGCCACCATCAGTAGCTTTTTGAACAGAAACAGGCCATTTAACAGAATTAGTCTTTTTTAGAGTGAAAGCCATGCAGTTAAGTGAAGACTATTGAGACCTCATTATTACCTGCTGTTGTGGGAAGTGCCAAGTATGGAATACTTAATGACCGAACACCTGCGGTATCTCCGTAGGTCACACCAGTTATGTCTGTTTGAGGAACATTTAGTGTGACAATATTGCCCGCACTAGCACCTAAAACAATGCTGGTATTTCCAGTTGCAACAGCAACTGCTTTAGCAAAATAATCAGTCGTACCAGTAGCAGGAGCTTCAACTACAGCAGTACCGCCAGCGTTACGATCTGTAATTAAAACTTCTTGACTAGACATCGTTTCTTTATAGCCAACAGTGTTGTTTAGGCTTAATTCAAACGACTCAATACGCTGAGAAGTAGCAGCGTGGAATGTTGCAGTTGTAATGTTTGTGTCATTAACCTCTAACGCAGCAGCCTGATTTGCGACTGTAAACGTCCCTGACATTGCTGTTGCATCTGGAGCGACATAATTACCAACAAGCTGGAATGAAGCTGTTGCGCCTGATCCTGAAGTCAAATTGAACGTAACCGTTCCTCTTGCTCCTGTGATTTTGTGCCTTGTGTTGTCATAAAAGCAATAGATCGTGCATGAGCTGAACGATGCTGAGACAGGAGCATAAGTAACAGAAGTTGAACTAACAACTGTTTCAGATAAGCCACAACTCTTAAGCAGTGGAGAAAGAGCACTTGCAGTACCTGCGGCTCCAGATCCTGCTAATTCTGCTTCAAAACTAACTCCAACACGTTTGTTAGCGACCAAAGTTCCTCTTGTGCTATTGCCAAGAAAACCTTGCAACGTAGGAGTTTCAAAATTGTCAGATTCAATAGGAGTCAGTTCTATGTTTCCTACTTGAATTGCATTACTTCCTCCTACAGGAGAAGGATCGCTGTTGTAACTAGACTCAATCTTCGCTAGGAGATAGGTCTTCCGTGTTAGAGCCATTGTCAGTTGGGGTGTCGGTTTCTGGTATTAATGTAGTCTTCCCAGTTTTAGGGTCGAACACATAGGTTCCACCAGCACCAGGATTAGGAACATCTTTTTTGATTTTAGCCATGATCTATGCAGAAGTTAAATCTGTTCTACTTGTTCGATACCGAACTAAGAAGTCCTGACTAATAATACCGAGAGGTAGATCTGCTTCAATAAGACTGAAATCTGTACGATCAGGAGTCAAATCAAGAGCATTACTATTTACCGTTTGATCTGCCATTAATTTTAAATGTACGTCCTGTGTATAAGTATCTGAAACATCATCAGGCAATGCTGCACGAACAATTGTTGAGATTCTTACTCTCATTGTCCAATCCAACTTGTCGTAAAAGTTTGTACTTGAAGGTTGATCGCTTACTGGTTCAATAATAATTGCTGGTACTTCTCCACGAGCCAAAGGTTCTACACGACTTCGATAAACAGTTGCACCAGAAATTGCATCTAAATTTGTTTTTAATCTTGCAAGGATAAGTTCTCTTTTTGTGTCAGCCATTACACCTTACTAAGTAATAATTCAGAAAAAGTTGCATCATCTACAGGCAAATTTTCCCGAACTGTGTAATTAACAGAATCAACAGTAATCGCAGTGCCGCGAGGGGCAGAAGAAACATCAGAAGTTTTTGCTGTTAGCAAATACTCCCTTGTAACTGCAACACCTCCCGCGATGACATCTGCTGGCGATTCGAGAATCCCTTTAAATGTTGAACCACCACCAATTTGACAGGTCTTGCCAAAATCAGCGAGGAAAGCATCGGGAGTCTCGACAAACGCCATTCAATTACGCTCCGTACTTCTCAGAAGCGAACGCATTAACAGAAACGTATCCAGTTCCTGTACCACCTGCAACAGTGCAGACAAGTTTCACATAACGCTTTAAATCGTTAGTGTTTAAAGTCATTTTCTGAGCAGTTGCAGTGTTAGCACTAGAAGTAGTGAACCCGCCACTAGATACATCAGCGTAAGTACCGCCAGATGTATCACACTCAGTCAATTTGACTGCATAAGTAATTCCAGATCCTCCAGCAGAAGCATCTAGACATACGATCATGTCACCTTCGTAGGCAACGAGGTCAACAGCAGAGCCTGTCGCGGTGCTATTGCCTAATGAGTTGGCTCTAAGTGCAACTAATGTTGTCTTAGACCCCAGGTTGAGAATTGCCATTGGCTTTAGGTTTCTTTGGAGTTGTTTTCTTCTTTACCGATGTCTTTTTGACATCAGGTTCAGACGTTATAACCACATTCTGAAGCACAGGAGCCTCTTTTGCTTTACCCATTCCGATTAATAAGGTTGCAGTTCTGTCAGATGTATCGACAAAATCACCTTTTTTAACTGTTTGAAGATCAACAATTGTTGATTTAAGAATTTCGATACGCATAAGAGACTCCTAATTACTTAAGAAAGCTTACAGATGCTCTCTGGATGACGAACTGCTACGTCGTAATCCTGCATCGCTACAACACGGACAGTACCAGCAGCAGATCCTGTGTATGGATCAACCATGATGTCTAATCCACTCCAAAGACCAATCATTACATCACTGAAATTCGCAAAAATAGCAGTGCTATCAGGCATTGAGTTGGAAACGTAAGCAGAGTATCCGTTAATGGTGTTATCACCTTCATAAACGAAGATGCCATTTGTACCAGATGCCTTCTCAGTTGTTTTGAGAGTTCCACGAAGAGCAGAGTTCATCAAATAACCAAGATTTCCTTGTAATGCGTTATCTGTTCCAAGAGCAGCTTCAGCGTTTACAAAGTCAGTAAAAGCAGCAACACCAGACTCAGTGTTGATACCAGTTACGTTAAGGATTCCAAGAGGCTTACTCTCTGTTCCTACACCGTTGATTGCCTGATTTTCAATTTCAATAGCAATCTGTTGTGCCAAGTCTTGTCTTACAAGATTTTCTACATCAATAGAAGATTGAAGTAAAAGACGACGAGAATAATCAGTTAAAGCACCAATTGTTCTTGGCTGAAGACTTACTTGGTCAACTGTTAGTTGAGACTCAGTGATGTTTGAGTTCTCAGCAACGTGATAAGTAGTTGCTCCACCAGACTGTCTAGGAATAGCAACCATTCCTTGAAGACCAGTTAATACATTTGCACCTGCTGATTGCAAAACAAGAGCTTTGCGAAGCAGATCAATGAATGAAGCACTTAGAAGATCTGTTGCTACTAAGTCACCACCTTGATTTGCAGTGCCAACTGTTAAGTCTCTTCTGCCATAACCAAGAACATCAGCAGGGATCAAAAGACCACGAGCTTCTTTTCCTGTTTTTGCTTGAGCAGCTTCACTAACCTCAAATTCAAAAGCAGCAGCTCTTTGTGCTTCCTTATCGTTTGGATGTGCAAGAGCTTTAAGTGCTCTGAGGAAAGAGAAATTACGAGTTTCTTTTTCTGTTAAACCAATTTCAGCATCCTGTGGATTAATTGGCTTTTCCTCTACACCCATCTTTTCAAGCAACGCAGTACGAAGCTCTTCAAGGCTGCGAGAATTTCCTATGAACTCCTGAGCCAACTCAACATGTTTAGTGCGTTGACCAAGAGCAATCATTTCAGCAACTTCCTTACGTTGGGCTTTTCTAGCCTCAGCGCGGATAGCAGCCTCTTTTTCGAGGTTAGGTTCCATTTGGGTTTCCTTGACGAGTTTACTTTGAACGGCTGAGGCCGTTTCCACACTCTCATTATTAGAGAGAGCGCGACCAATGCCAACATTTTTGAAATCTGCTGGCACTGTAACCAAGCTGATTTCAAAAGGTTGGAAGTCAGTTGCACGATAAGTCACAGGGTTTGTAGACTTGTCGGCCTCTAATTCATTGATTTTGTAGCCGAAGCTTACATTTCGAATAATCTTATCCGAAATCAGCCCTTGCATCTCGCGTCCAAGCTCGTTATTAGCAAGTCGAACACGAGCGAAGCCACGTTTGCCTTTGATATAGGCACGTTCAACGACTCCTACTATTTTATCCGCATCGTGTTGAAAAAGTAATGGGGCCCCAGTATTTAATCGGGACATATCCATTGCTCTTTCACTTATCTCTAAAACTTCATTTCCATACATTCGCTCGACTGGTTCTTCACTAGCGAAAGGAAATTCAATGACACGATCTTCATCTTTTGTTCTGACAAATTCAGTAAGATGAGCTCTTTTGTGAACTTCAGTTGTCAAATCACGCTCTTCTTCAACAACAGGAGTTGTTGTCTCTTCAACGACTTCCGCAGGAGGTTCAGCAACTGCAGACGCTCGTGATGCCACGAAGCCTGAAGGCTTATCTTTATAAGCCTTTCGCTTCGAGGATTGTTTGCCTCGCATAGTTTGACTAAATAATTTAGATCTTAGTCTAGTTCTTCCTGCTTAGATACACTTTTTTGCTTAGAAGTTTTTTCAGTCTTTGATTCTTTTGTTTGAAAACTACCCTGATCTGACACTTGAGAAGGATCTGTATCTAAAACAATTCCTAACTCTTTTGCTACATCAATCTCATGCTGACGTTGACGCATTTGTTCATCAAAATCTCCACCATGTAAAGCAATAACCTGAGAAAGAGTCATTACACCACTACGAATTAAAGATTTATAGGCAGCAGCTTCTTTTTGTGGATCAACAAACTGAGCAGCAGGAGGAATCCATTTGCAATCTTCATATCGCTCAGGTTCTGTTTCGTATCCAGCCAATTCTAACGCTCCAGACATAACAGCCATTTGAAGCCATCTGTTATAGACCTCTTGGCAAAGTGTTTCGATTAAATACTGCTGAAGTGTTCGATAATGTGATCTGGTTTCAAGAATTTCAAGACGAGAAGAACTGTAATTTGACTGACTAAAATCAGAACTAACTTGCGTATAAGAACAACCAACACCAGCAGCTACTGCACGAAGCATTTGCTGAACAAAAGGTGTAAATGAGTCGTCAGGTCTATTAGGAGAGAAGAATTGTAATTCTTCACCAGGAGCCAATCGCCTGATAGAACCAGGAGAAAAGTCAAGAACAGCATCTTGCGAAACAGTGCCATCTTCAAACATATCTTGATCTGGTGTTTTGACGAAACCCATCATTGAGGCTGTTGCACGAGCAGCTACAATTTCAGATTCTTCGTATCCACTTAAGTTACGCAAACGCATAATTGCCGTAGCAAATGCGCTCATACCTCGTGTCTGTCCTGGACGTTCAATCGTATAAAGATGAATGATGTCATCAGCAGGGACTCTGATCCTTTTCTTTAACTCTTTCGGAGTAGAAGAGAATTGATAATCGCCAGGATGATAATCCCAGAAATGATAAGCAACGGGACGATCCCACTTATTAATTTCGACACCCATTTTGACTTGATTTCCATTCTTCAAAATGGTGTTGTACCCATCATCAAGAAGATCAGCTTCAATAACTTCAAGACCTAAAGGGATTTTGCTGTCACCAAAAGGTTGCTTAATCAAACGAACAAAAACTTCACCTGATTCAAGCATTGAAGTAATGCTTAGACCTTGAATATCAGCCCAAGACATTTTCCCTCCTACATGACAACGCTTGGCATTACCCCATCGTTTCCATGCTCTTTCGATCTTGTCATTAACGTCTTCAGCGAAACGATCACCACGTTTCATGCGTACTTGCGCTTGACTTTTGATGCCAGTTCCGACAACATTATTCCTAACAGCTCTTAAAGCAGCCTTCGCAAAATCACTGTCTCTGACAAGCTGCCGAGCAGAATTACGAACCGTTTTAATACTTCCCTTAACTTCACTATCAGCAGACGTTGAAGGTCTAACCCAGTCAGAGGTCAGACGGTTATTTTGAGCTGCTGCATAAGCTCTTTTTAAGTTAGAATTACGCTTTTTAGAGTCAAATAACTCTTTTTTAAGGGAATTAACCCATCCAAAGCCGAAAATAGCCATTAAACGAACCTCACTTTTGCAAGACCAGGATTACCAAGACCCTGACGCATTTTTTCTTTCCTTCTTTCCATATTGATCTCGTTTTCCAACTCTGCTTTTAATTGAAGTAATTCAGTCATCTTGTATCGCTTGAGGCTTCTTCCTCCAATCGCATATTCCTGAACCATTCCACCTTCTGACAAGGTGCGAACAGCAGTTTCTACATGTCCGAGATCAATTTCTGCGCGAGATCTATCAT